CGATAGAGGGTGAATTCCATGTTGAGGCATGGGATGGCACACGCCGCGTGATTGCTAGGGCGGAGCGTCCATTTAAGAAAGAGGTTGATGATTTATACGAAATTAATCTGTCGAATGGACAGTCGTTTGTTGCTTCGTTGAATCATTTGGTTTTAACGCCTTTTGGTTATCACACCATTGCTTGTGCGATTCAAGTGTACGGTGGCGTCCTTCAGGAGTCCACTTCGGAACCTTGCCATTCAGTTCATGTTTCAAATGTTCCGTGTTGTTCGAAAATAGTTCAAGATTCTCAATCCGATTATCGTCATTCACATTGTTTATGTGGTGAACAACTTCCTCTGGTAAAAGATAACGACCAAGCTTCTTCTCCATCACAAGACGATGTTCAAAAACATAAGTGCCTCTCGACTTGCGACCGAATGGATGATTCGGAGTGTAAACATAAACATAACCATCTGGGTCAATTATTCTTCCACCCTTCCAATTTGGATGTCCTTCACCGGATCGCGGGCCAGTGCGTTGACACTTTATATCGTGCTTTTTACAAATTTTATAAATCAGTTTCGCAGTTATTCTATCGTCGAGAGATGTGCAAAGGTAATCAGCAATCCACTGTTGAGTCTTTCCTTCAGCAATCCAAGTACGAATCTGTTCCACAGGATAACTTATTGCATCGTGCTTTGGCATACAATACCTCCGTTAATGTTTTAGCGATAACTAATTATCGCCTAAAACGTAGAGATGTCAAGTGGGATTTTACAGTTCCTGTCTATCACAATTATATTTTGGCTGGAGTTGTACATCATAATTCAGGCAAGACAACGCCGGATGCTGCTATTGTATTAAATACGGCATTGAGTCGGCCTCGGCAAAAGATATGGGTGTGCGGTGAAACCTTCCAAGATAGCATTGCTATTCAGCAGGCTAAGATATCACAGTTAGTTCCAAAGGGGCGTATTAAGTACGGCACGTTCGACGACATTAACGGGTATGTAAACCGTAAGTTACAGTTTGATAATGGATCTCTCATCAGCTTTAAGAGCTATGACCAAGGCCGGACTGCGTTCCAGTCCGACGACTTGGACTTGGTGATATGCGACGAGGAGCCGCCGTTGGATATTATAAAGGAGATAAAGATGAGGCTCATTGACCGTAATGGGCGGCTGGTAATAAGCATGACTTCTCTCAAGGGCATTACTGATTTCATACGGGATTACTTTGAGGACTGCGATATATTAGAGACACGGTGGGCACCGTTGGTACGCAAGCAGTTACCGGTTCGTGGGCGGAAGGGGAGTGTGGAGATATTCTTTCTATGGACGACGGACAATAAGTATATCGATCAAGCGCGTTTGATGGACGAAGTAAAGCTTATGGGCGAGTCGGATATAATGGCGCGTATTTATGGGATGCCAATTAATCTGGCTGGTAAAATTTATATGTCGTTTGGTAGGGATAGCCATGTGATACCGCTTGACGATGCGCCTACGACGGGTAATCAGTTATGGCACGTTCTCGATCCGCATGACCGTAAGCCGTGGGCGATGGGGTGGTATTTGGTGAATAAGAATGAAACGGTGTATTGTGTGGACGAGTATCCGAATAGGGACTTTAATGATATGCCGTCGGACGATAAGACGTTTGAGGAGTATGCCGGCATTATTGCGGAGAAGGAGAAGGTCTTGCGGCAGGTGTTTAATTGCGGTGGTCGGATACGCCGGATAATTGACCCGAACTTTGGACATAAGACAGTGCAGTTGGCTCAGCGTAAGGGCGGGCAGAGTAAGACGACTCCGGTGAAGGAGCTGGAGAGGTTGGGATTACGGTATAAGGACGCGATTGATGCGCTGGAGAGTGGACATCTTGAGGTGCGTAAATGGTTGCATTGGGAGCGCAAGGAGTTATCCGACGGTCGGTCGCAGTTTACGGTGGTGCCTAAATTTTTGATAACGGACAATTGTATAAACCATATTAATCACTTGATGCGGTATTCTCGACGGGATATTATGGCTTCGGATGGGGACGTGAAAGATAAGGTATCTCCGCAACAGAAGTACAAGGATTTCAGTGACCTCACCAGGTATCTCCTGATGGCTAATCCGCATTTTATAACTGAGGAGAGATGGGAGCCACCGAGGAAGAAGGTGTATTGATTTATCGACGTAATATTTTCATGTTTCGTTTGATAAAAAAGAAATATTAAAAAATGATTGTTTTATTTTGTTGATAGATTAAAGTTTGATTAGAGGGAGATATGGAATGGTAAAAGGATACTCAGACCACGAATTAAAAATAGCGACGATGGAAGTGTTGACGAATGTACGTAGGATATTAAATGTTCCGTCGGGCGTTAGTATATATTGGTATTGCGAATGGTTGATGAAGAAACTTGAGGGAGTGAATCGGATTAAAGCGGCGGGGAAAACGGAAATGAAAGGGAAACAAAATGTCAGAGCACAAAGTAAGGGAAGCAAACGAAGCGAAGGCGCGGGAAGAAAGAAAAGCGGTGTTATTAGAAGCATTTGAAAAGGATGCAGAGAGTGTTCTTCTCAGAAGCGAAATTATATTTGGCGGTGTTTCTCTTGGTGACGGTCGGTATGGTATTCAGTCTGGTGAATACCCTGGCGGTCTGGTTAAACAGGTGGCTTATGATTTATTGTTTAGGTCGATGATGTTGTTTCAGCATATGGAGTTTCAAAAGGCAATGGAAGCGAAGAATGATAAGCGTATCTTAACCGGGGGTGTGTGATGGCAACTCAGAAGATGGGTAAGATGAAGAAGTACGGTATGAGTGAATCTAAGGCACATGAACGTTCTGAATCGAAATCATATGAACGGGCTGAGGAGAAGTCTGTAAAGATGCATTTTGCGAAAGAGGGATCGGAGCATATTCCTAATGACCGGAAGAAATATTTCACGGTTGGGAAACACGCGGTCGATCATCGGGATACGGAGCTTTACGCGGCGGGGAAGTAAGTATGCCATTTGCTTCACTTGCACAATCACGGTTATTCTTCTCCGGCGGTGCTGGTAAGAAGATGCAGAAAGCCGCACCGGAATGGGCTTCAAAGACGGATTATAAACACCTTCCTAAGAGGGTGAAGAAGATAAAAAAGAAGAAACAATCTTATCTCGGAGGATAATTTATGGGACGTTCATTACAGTCGAAGGGTACGAAGCATGGGGCAGTGGCAACAGGTTTGGCTATGGCAGGTAATGGAGTTGTTGGAACGACAACAAAGTTCTCTGGGGATAAAAAGAGTAATAAAGTGAATAGTGATGCGGGTTCCGATGGGTTTAAGACAGTCGGTAATGTTGGTCAGGCGAAGCATAAGACGGCTAAGGCGAAGGCTGGCGTTGTCGGTGCGTGTAAGGCTTCTGGAAGTAACTATTAATTATGACAGACAAGCAAGCCCATTCAAAGCTGAAAGACATTGAAACCCAACGTAATACTATTGGCGTTGGCGGGTATCGTAACTCTAAGCGTGATAGGGATGCCCGGCATAAGATTTTCTCTAAGGCTACTCGTGAAGCGGAAGCTCTTAGTGATAGGTTAAAATTAAAAGGGGCGTCCATAGGGACGACAATTAATGAAAAAACCTGAGATCATATCCAGTGATGTTTTAAATAGTCGGCAGAATAAGAAGAATCCGGCTAATGAAGTTGATAAAGAATACGCCCGCGTTCAACCTTCTCTCGAGAGTGATAAGTTTTCTGCTGAGGAGCAGAAAGAGATCGTTGAGATGGTTTATAAAGATGCCAAAGCTGATATTGAGTCGATGGATGTATGGCTCCAAGATCGCCGGCTTGACATTATGTTGTATGAAGGTGATCGTCCTACCAAGATCGAAGGATTACAGAAAAAGAACTGGCAGTCTGATCGTAATTTAGGAATGACAGCCGCGACGTGCGACTCTTACCAAGCCACTCTCTTGGCTACTTGCTGGAATCCAGATACATTAAATTTTAAAGATACTCAACACAATGAGATCGATCGTAAAGACGACATTGCGACGTTTGCGAAATGGGGTCTTGGTCGGGCAGAGGCTGGTGTTACGCCTGAGATTGACGACTTTATTCATAACCGAATAACTCAGGGTTTTTCGGTGATGAAAACGTATTGGAAAGTCTGGTATCAATGGGTTAATAAACGCATCCCTGTTTATAGTAAAGATGGTAAAAAGGTTGTTAAGTACGAGATCAAGACTGAGCGGGTACGGTTTGAGAAGGGGATAATGGAGAATATTGACGATGTGAGCGACTTTCTCACGCCGTCATTTGGAGATAAGATCCAGAACCTTTCACATTGTATTCACGTTCTGCACCTGACCGGTGAAGATTTGATGGATGGTGATGATCGCGGCGTTTATGTGAACGTTACCGAAAAGTGGATTAAGAAGATGAAGAACCAAGTCTTTGATAACCGGTTAAAGGTTATCGGGAAAGAAAAAGCTTGGAATCTCGGTATCAAGACGGCTGATGATATTACCAATGATGATCTGCGCGTATTCCCGATAGACGTTTATGAATGGTATGGGATGTACGAGAAGAATGGACGCAAGGAGCGGTATAGGTTTCACGTGGAACCTTTAACGAAAACGTTCCTAGCAGGTAAACCTCTTCGTGACGTTCCGGGATGCCGGACAGGTAAATATCCGTTCGCTGGTGGTGCGTTCATACGTCGTCCTGGATTCCTGCGCGGGAAGTCGTTACCTCGTTTGGTAATGAGTTTGATGAATGCTTTGAATAACATTTTTAACCAGAAATCAGACTTCCAGTATGTTGAGAATTGTCCGTTTGGTTTCCATAAGCCGGATGAGAACTTTGATAAACAGGTGTTTGACCTTATTCCAGGTGTTTCTTATCCAACGGAAGATCCTAAGAACATTAATTTCCC